GGCTGTCTGAGCGGCTTGTGCAGAGGTTACAAATCCAGTTATTGAGGAGGCCGATGACGCTGAAGCTGTGGCACTACTTGCTGAGGCTGTAGCTGAGGCTGCTGCTGCATCTTCAGATACTTTAGCTGCGTTCTTTGAAGCTGTAGCCTCATTAGTCAAAGAAGTGATTGAGTCTACGTTTGATGCTGTTGTGCCACCATCAGTGTAAAATGAACTCTTAGCCATTTATTATCCTTGTGAATTAGTCTGTGAAAGTTGCGGAAGGTCGCATAACCTGGAGAGAGCCAGAGGCATCAGCATCATCTGATTGACCTTGTAACTCAGCAATGAATTGTCCGAATTTACCTGTAAAGAGATCAGCTCTCTCATCTAAGAAGTAGTCAGCTGCGTATGTGAGAGCTGCGTATATGATTGCATCAGATGCTACTTTAGCGAGTGTGTTCTCATCACTGTCTAAAGTCATAGCTGGGAACTCAGCGTAATAGTTAACGACAACGGTACCTGTAGCTGGCTCTGGGTATAATAGTAACGTAGATCTTTCTCTTGTGAAGTACATGGGCGTACCTGTTTCACCGATATCCTTCATCTGGAGCATCTCTTCTAGGGGAACTCTCGTTAAAGTTGTCTTATCGAAGTAGATATCCATAAGCTCTAACATATCTGAGGGTACAACAATTGATGCTGTTTGAACTGAGATAGCGTAAGTTTGCTGAGCTTCCATGATTGGTATTCGTAGTTGACGCTGTATCCTAGCGATACCTTGATCGATGAACGTGTCAGCTAATGTATTAGTGATGTCAGAACGATTGAGAACGGCTATAAAGTGAGACCGTAAGTTACCCTTGTTCATATGAATAAATCCTTAATGTATTGTTTTGTCGGTCGCCATGAAGAAACCTAAGTCTTCATTTTTAAGACGCTTGACGATGGCTGCCCCGGTTTCCTCGAAGATATCGAAGCCTTCTCGCTTCCACTTATCAACGACAGCCACTGGTATTGATGCTACCCTCATGAAGTCACCTTCGCGCTGCTTTGTTGATTGAATGCGGCTATCTTTTAGATCATCTAAGAACTCCTGGGAGATATACTGGGTCTGCTTGGTTGCTAGTCCTTCGGCATTCTCTAGCCAGTCTAAATTAACATCATGCATACCAAGCTGGCTCTTAGGTTTCTTATCGTCTTCTTTGCTGCTCATTGGTTTCTCCTTTAGAAATAAATTATGAGAAGAACCAAGACGCAGGAAAGGAGAGCGCAAAACCTTTGCCCTGGTTCTTCATAGTTAGACCCCGAAGGGACTAATTAGTATTAAGACAAGCCAGTGATCATGCCACTGTCGCTGAAGTTTGAGTGCTTCAATGAGTACTCACCAACGATTTGATGCTTGTCAGAGTCACCTGTCACAGAAAGTAACTTCCGTGAGAAAGGACGTAACACTGTTGACTTAAACATTGCTGGATCGACCAGGAATGCGTGTGTAGTCAATTGGTGTCTGTTTAGTACGACTTTGTATTCGCCGTATGGAGAAACGTACAGATCAACCGCATTAACAAGCGATTTAGACTGTTGGATTTCTCGGTTCCTACCACTTGCAGCTGCAAAGCCAGCGACAATTTGAGCGTCGGCTGGTTTTATCATGAACACGCTTGGATCAGATCCATTTGTGTAGCAAGTTTGCCCTAATGTCAGAAGTTTTGCTTCTGTCAAAGCATCGGTGGAATTTGAGCCAGCGTCGAGTGCTGTAGAGATCAGCTGTGTAGCTGATGCCATCTTACGAGCTGTAGAGGCATTACCGGCTACTGCGGCTTGATCTACGCCTACCATAGCTCTCTCTAGATCGCGTTTGATCTCTTTGAGGGCCTTACCTAGTTGGTAAGCAGTCTCTTTTGCTCTACCGTGAGTCTTAATCGCGTCTGCTGTGGCGCTCACTTGCAAACTTTTTTGCAAAATTTGAGCCGTCCCAGTGCGTTCTGTAGTGGCGGACAAGGTACCAATACTCGCGTCGGCACCCTCGATTGCTGCGTTTACCGCAGCTGCTGCAAGTGAATCTTCCATATAAGAGTAAGTTCTTGCGTGTACTTTCTCTGATTTAATTAAAGAAAAGAAGGGTGTGTCTGAGGGTGTAATATTAACAATAATATCACTCATATCCTCAGATTTTCCCACCTGATCGTAGGTCGAAAATGTCGCCATGATTTAATTCCTTTCGTGGCATTTGATGGTTTAGGTTTCCCAGCGGTTCATCAAAACGTCAGCAATCGCATCGAGATCCCCAGATAAACCTGAGCTGTCATTCAGAGCTTTCATAGCTGCTGCCTGACGCTTAACTTTACCTTCATTAATATTGGTTGGGGATTTCTTAGACCTAAGCACCTTGACTGGTGCCTTAGCTGCCTTCTTCTTGGCGGCTACCTTCTTACCGGCATCGTAAAGTCGAGCCTTATTGAGGATCTGGATAACATTGGGATCAACAATAGTGTCGACTTGCTCAGACGGTAATCCTTGAGTGACAGCATAAGAACGAATGTCATTATATAAGTCATTCGACCAATCTGGAACTTCAGCTTGTAACGTCTTGATACACTCTTTTGCAGCTGTCTGCATCTGAGTGGTCTGTTCAGCTTTTAGGTCCTCATAGAACTTATTGCTTTCTTCCTTCAAGAATTTGAGGTCGTCTTCCGCTAGTTTAGCTTCATTGCGAAGTTGGGCAAAATCTTCATTAGACATTTGCTTTGCAGCAATCATCATGTCTACTTCAGAATAAGGCTTCCAACGCTCTTCAGCGCGTTCTAGCATCTTTCGATAGTTTGCATCGGCTTTTTGTATGGCTTCTTCTGCCTGTTTACGACTAGCCGCTGTCTCTTGAGACTTTCTTGTGAGTGAAGCTTCCTGGCCGTACAACCTCTTGAGGTCTTTGACAGATGCCTGTTTGGTTTCACCGTCGATTTGGATGTCGATCATAGTCTCGTCGCTTAATGCTGCGACTGGTTCTACTTCATCGTCCTCTTCTTCGGTTTCTTCCTCGTCAGGGTCTGTCTCAACTTCTTCAGTTGTATCGTCTTCGTCTACTTCATTTTCAGATGAGGTATCGTCTGTCTCATCGACAATATTGTCCTCTTCTGTTGCCTCTAGAGCATCTTCGGATGCCTGATCTTCATCAGGGTCCGTCCATCTGCCTAGAATTGCATCAGCAGCATCGTCCATAGATAACGCTACTGGTTCTGAGTTCGGGTCTTGCTGGACGTTGTCACTCAATGGTCCGTTCCTTCCTCTTCCTGGTTGTCAGTTGTTTTATTCTTACCGAGAATTTCATCGCGTACTGAGATCTGCTGTTTCAGTGTGTTTACAATGTCTACCGTAGCTCGGTAATGATGGTAGGTCTTTTCTCTAGCCTCAGCTTCTTCTGGCTTCGAATTAACGAAAGATTGGAAAGTTGCTTCGACTATAGAATTGATAGTCTTGCCAAAAGCTTCTGTACCTAGAAGCGCTTCAGCATTGTTGCCAGTTTCCACTAGCATTTCTTCTTGATTGCTCATCCTTATTTGTCCTTTCTTAGATGTGCGTTAACCGTTAGGGCTTGCGATAGCTCTAACGTCATCAGTTGATTGAGCGAGGATCATTTCAGCTTTATCGATTAACTTCTTATGCTCGAATTGTGCCTCTTTAAGATCAACTGTATCCGATTGGATAGCGAAGGATTTCTCTGCCTTCATCTTCTCTAGTTCTAATTTCATTTGCTGTACTTGGGCTTCAAGCTGAGCTTTCTGCTCTGATACAGCTGTTTGTCTTTCTTGTAATTCAATTTGCTTCTGAGCCATTTGCATTTGCATCTCACCAGCTGGATCTGGCTGCTCTTCGGGTAGCTCATTTGGCGGTGTTAGATACGACTTAACATTCTTAATGCCGGTCATCTCCATCACTTTAGATATCAATGCATATTGATTTTCTGGAAGATACATCTTCTGTAAGCTTGGGTCAGCTTGGAATGCTGTATGCATCTCTAGGTACTTTTGAGCTTCTCTTTCTTGCTCACCGTATCCTAGTGCTAACTCAACTGTGACGTCTCGCTTGTCAGTCCAGGCAGCTGGTGTGATCTCTACATATTGACCACCCGATAATTCAACGATCTTAGCTTCCTCTTCGTTCTCAACACAGAGTTGGTAAACTTTGTGGAAAAGAGGCTTTAAGAAACCGTTGGCAAAGTTCCTAGCAATGATCTTCTGACGCTGCTGAGACATTGTTGCCAGCTGCTCAACCATTGCAGCTGAGTTTTGCTTACTGATCGCATCTTTATTTAAACCTTGTGATAGCCTAGAGACACCGGTGTTCTCTTCTTTGTCTTCATCAAGCATCTGTATGGTTTGGAAGATAAATGGGTTGAGAGGTGCTTGCATCATTGGGGCAATAGCATCCGGGCGTGTGACGTTAACGATGCCGCCTACTCTGTTATCAATGAGTTCTCGTGGGTTCGTTAGTCCACCTTTTACAACTGTGTAGCGTGGGTTAGTTGTAACGACAGCATGGTCGAGGATTGATCTCGTTAAGACTGTTCTGGCGTTTTGAGTGGAGATTACTTTAGATCCAAAGTTGCTTCCATAAAAGCTGTGAGGGATGGGGAGCGGAACGAATGCTACGAATGGCTTCCTGGTCACTATGTCCTTTGAAAGTAGGGTATTACCAGCCTTTATGATACGATATAGTTCGGCAACCCCAGTCCCTTCACAATCAAGTTCCATGTAAGCTTCATACACTGTGATGTTGCGAACTTGGTCTTGATAGTTGTTTGAGCCAAATCCTCTGTCAGCTCCGACATCTTCATGCCTAGCTAATACTTCCGGATCTGTCTCTAAATCGACGTCGTCGTGGTCCCCTATTCTTTCTAGCAGCTTTTCGTCGTAGCCTTCTTCTCTTAGCTCCGACATTGTTTTCCGAGTTCTGTGAGCGCAGAACAACACATCCTCTAATGAAGTTGCTTGTGGCGATATGATGAACTCTTCTGGAGGTATAGCATCAATCATGACCTGGGAGGTGTCCCTGGTGATTGCAAG